CCTTGTAAATACCCTCTACAATGAGTATGGAGTGCGTGAAACAAAGGACGGGGTTAAGTTCAACGACCCGAAGGTAAATGTGGTCCAATTGAATAGCGAAGTGTTCGACTTCTAAGTTATAGCAAGTGGAATGAGTGCGCCACTATAAAGGGTTGGAAATCTCCGACCGTTAAAGACACTCACAACACACACTGTTTCTTACACTTTTCTTCTTCATTATGACCAAGTCTGTGATGCTCTCGATGCTGGCTCAAGGTAACACTGGCGATGAGATTCTTTCGATTCTTGATGCACTGACCTCTGAGAATGTTTCGGAGGGTTATGATAACGAACCCACTGCAGATGTGATTGATTTCTGATACTAACTGTGCGGTCCTTGTGTGATTCATAGGGACCGCACCTGTTCTTTATATTGACAGCGAAACAGTTAGGTATTATAATTAACTTGTAATCGTAATCTGACAGTGATTATAATTAGCAGTTAATTTATGTTGATTGTTATTGTTTATATCGGGCGTTGTCCGTTATAAAAAACCCAAACTACCCTAACCTACAGAGGTGACAAATCGACCTCTAAATATCACACTCATAAAATTTTTCCGGGGTATAAAAAATGGCACCAAAGAAGAAAGCAAACTGTCACGGATGGGGAATCTTCGGAGGAAAACACAAAAGGATTAAGAGTTGCGCAACGGGTATTTTTAGGACACCTGCACAAAAAAGAGCATCATCCAAAAGAAAGAAAAAATGAGACACAAAACGCCCTATTGGAACTTTTGGAAGGTAGTCTTTGCAGGATGGTTAATACGCTATCCTGGAAAGATTTTTAAGATTATTGGACTCCCTCTTGGATTTCTGATAGTAGTCATATATAATGCGGTTACAAGATAAGAAAGAAGTAAAAAATTCCCGGAAAAATTATGGAAAAAATATATCACATCTATGCAAAGGACAGGTGCATCTATCACAGTCTCTCAAAGGACAAATTTGAGGAAACCTGGGAGATGTTGCACAGAATGATTGAGATACTTGATATTGGAACATCAAAAGATGATTTGTCATATGAAGAGATGGTTATGAATAAAGAAGTAATTTTAAATTCTTCACATTAATTTCGAAGGGGGAATTGACAAAAGCATATATAGACTGATAAAATTTGAACTGAAGGTTTGATTTTCTTATGGCAAAAGGATTTACAGTAAAAGCAAATGCACCAAAGCCCAAAGAACAAGAATGGGATATTGATGCAATTAAAGAACGGATGCGAGGTAAGAGTATTGTTTTTTGTTTACCTGGAAGGGGATGTTCTTTTATTTTTCTAAAGGCATTTGTACAACTTTGTTTTGATCTAGTACAGAATGGAATGAGTATTCAGATTTCACAAGATTACTCATCGATGGTAAACTTTGCACGTTGTAAGTGTCTGGGTGCAAATGTACTTCGTGGTCCAAAGCAAATTCCTTGGGATGGTAAACTTGAATATGATTATCAACTTTGGATTGACTCGGATATTGTCTTTACCTCAGAAAAGTTCTGGCAACTCTGTGATATGGCTCTGAATGAAGAAGGAGAAGAGAAAGAAATTGTTTCTGGTTGGTATGCCACAGAAGATGGTCACACAACCTCAGTAGCACACTGGTTAGAAGAAGATGATTTCCGCAAGAATGGTGGAGTCATGAATCATGAAACTGTAGAGTCTATCTCAAAGCGTCGTAAGCCTTTCACTGTGGATTATACTGGGTTTGGTTGGGTGCTGATTAAGAAAGGAGTTTTTGAAAATCTTGAGTATCCTTGGTTTGCTCCTAAGATGCAAGTCTTTGAGTCTGGTGGAGTACAAGATATGTGTGGAGAGGATGTTTCTTTCTGTCTTGATGCTAAGGAAGCGGGCTTTGAGATCTGGTGCGATCCTCGTATTAGAGTTGGACATGAAAAAACTCGCGTAATCTAATGGAACGAAATTACAATCTTTTCTATAAAGGTCGTAAAATTTATACTAATCTCACTATGGAAGACTGTAGTGAGATTCTTCAAAACTTCTCAGAGAGTTTTTACTCGGGAGAAGACATTGATCCTAATGAATTAGAAATGGAGGAAATTTAAAATGGCTAAAGGTGGATCGAAGACTGTATTTGAATCAGGGGCACCAAAGAAGACTCGTCAGGGACGGTCTCCTCGTACATTACTTAGTGCAACCTCTCGTAATGGACGGAAGAAAAAGTATCGCGGACAAGGTAAATAATTTTTAGAGTGCTTAAATAGGTTAAGCACTCTTTTTTTATGACAGAAAAAGAACAGTTTATTCTTAATTGGATTGCAGAAGTTTCAAAGGTAAGACCAGAATTAAATGGATTTGCCATTTGTCCATTTGCTTCGAAGTCAAAATATCGCATTGTAGAGTGCTCTGCAAGCGCCATAGAACCCATTCAAGACTTAGATGTGGTAGTTTATGTCATTGAGGACCATTTTAATTTGAATGAGGTTCAAGAGTGGGTAGATATATGTAATAAAAAGTACCAAGGATGGAAGTTCTTTGAGGACTGTGGTGCCTATAATACTTTTATTAATGGGATTAAAACTGATAATGGCAAATATAATTTGATTTTGGGGCAACCAATCCAAAAACTACGCAAATTTAGAGAAACTTTATCAAACACATCATACTATGATATGTGGGATGATAATTATTTGAAGGAAATACTTGAAGATGATTATGATATTATTAAAAAACGGGATAGCAACCCCGTAAAAAGTTCTGATTTAACAGATCAGGAGCTAAAAAATGACCAAAAAAGTCGATAAAGACCAAAATTTCATGGAAAATGAGTGGGGAACTCGATATTTGTCATCTGAATATGGTTGGGAAACTCAAATTGAGAGCAAAAAAATGCTTCGTGAGATTGCAAATGATGCATTGACTCCCAAAAAACACGATTTCTTCCACCAAAATGAAATTCATGAAAAAATTCGTAATGACGAGGACTATGATGACTGGGAATACGGAACTGAACCACTATATGAATCCAAAAAACCCGAATAAATAATACAGTTTTTATACACTTTAATGCCTTTAGAGCGAGTCAGTAAGGGTTTTAAAGACATAAGTATGTCTTTTCAATCAAATCCTCTTAATTATGACTTAATTGCACTTAATAATGCAAATGCGATTGCTCGCTCTGTCCGTAATTTGGTATTTACTTATCCAGGTGAAAGGTTTTTTGATGAAAATCTTGGTTCAAAAATAAGTCAGTCTCTTTTCGAAAATATTGATGAAATTGAAGCGGCGGTAATAAAAGATGAGATTAAAAATACCATTGAAAATTATGAACCAAGGGTGATTCTTAACAATGTCATAGTCGCTCCAAATTTTAGTAATAATGAATTTAATGTGACTATAGAATATACAATAGTTGGAATTGACGTTCCACCTCAACAATTATCATTTGCACTTCAGCCAACACGATAAATGGCACTAGTTAATTTCACAAATTTAGACTTTGACCAAATAAAAAGTTCGCTTAGGGAATACTTAAGAGCGAACTCAAACTTTACTGATTATGATTTTGCTGGGTCAAACCTTTCATACTTAATTGATGTTTTAGCATATAATACATATATTTCCTCATACAATGCTAATATGGTTAGCAATGAGGTTTTTATTGATAGTGCAACTCTAAGAGAAAATGTAGTTTCTCTTGCAAGAAATATTGGTTATGTTCCACATTCTCGTTCAGCGGCAAGAGCAAATATATCGTTCTTTGTAGATACTACAGCATTTCCGACAAATCCACTTACATTAACCCTTAAGAGTGGAGTTGTTTGTACTACAAGTACAACATTTGCAAATCAAAGTTTTTCTTTTATTATCCCTCAGGATATAACAGTTCCTGTTGTAAATGGAATTGCATTATTTGAAAATGTTGATATTCATGAAGGTACACTTATAACTAATAACTTTACTGTAGATTCAAATGACCCAAATCAAAAGTTTATCTTAGATAATGCAAATATTGACGTGGATTCTATCAGTGTTTTTATAAGAGATACTGAACCAAGTACAATAAAAAATCAATATAGACTTGCAACAAATTTATTTGAAGTTGATTCGGAGTCTAGAGTCTTCTTTATACAAGAAATTGAAGATCAAAGATATGAATTAATATTTGGCGATGGCGTATTTGGTAGAAGTCTAGAAAATTTAAATTATATTGAAGTCTCTTATAATATTACAAATGGAGAAACTGGGAACGGAGTTTCTGAATTTAGTTATAGTGGACGTATTATAGATGATTTTAATAGAGTTGTAACAACAGGAGTATCTCTTATTACTACAAACTCACCTTCCCAAAATGGGAGAGAGATTGAGTCTGTAGAGTCTATTAAGAAATATGCACCTAGAAAATACTCAGCTCAAAATCGTGCTGTAACGGCAACGGATTACGAAACTATTATACCAAAAATATACCCAGAAACTGAATCAGTATCTGTATTTGGTGGTGAAGATTTAAATCCACCAAGATATGGAAAGGTCTTTATAAGTATAAAACCAATTAATGGACCATTTGTATCAAATCAAGTTAAAGATAATATTGAAAGAGATTTGAGAAAATATGCTGTTGCCGGTATAGTTCCAGAGATTATAGATTTAAAATATCTCTACTTGGAGACAGATACGACTGCATATTACAATTCAAATACAACTTCTGATTCAAATTTCCTTAGAGATAAGATATTAAGCAATATAAGAAATTACTCAAATTCAAAAGAACTTAATAGATATGGCGCAAGATTTAAATATAGCAAATATTTAAAAATTATTGACGATTCTGATAGTGCAATCACATCAAATATTACAAAAGTTGTAATGAGACGTGATTTGCGAGCAACATTAAATACTTTTTCGGACTATGAAATTTGCTTTGGAAATGAATTTTACATAAAAGATAAGACTGGATACAACATAAAATCTTCCGGATTTAATGTTGCCGGAATAAATGATACATTGTATCTTGGAGATACTCCAAATCCAGATGGAACTACAGGAAATATATTATTTTTCAAATTGCAGAATGCTCAACCAGTAATTGTAAAGAAAAATGCTGGGATAATTGATTATTTGAAGGGAGAAATACGATTATTCCCAGTTAATATAATTTCCACAGTCAAGCAATCTTTTGAGCAACCAATCATTCAAATTTCTGCGATTCCAAAATCAAATGATGTAATTGGATTACAGGATTTGTATTTGCAACTAGATATTAATAGTATTAAATTAAACATGCTTTCTGATGAAATTTCTTCAGGTTCAGATACATCTGGATCTTCATACAGATTTACATCAAGTTACACTAATGGA